GCCTGCTGGTCCCACTCGGCGCAGATAGACGGCACAGAGTCGGACTGGTCGGGCGTGAGCAGTAGCCGTTTAGCGTTGGCGGCAACCTCGGCCAGCGTGCGACTCTTGGCCCCTGCAGTGATGTCCTGCGCGCTGCGAATGTGCGGTTCAACGCCAGCCCAGATGTCAGCCCATTCTTTGGCGCTTCCGTCCTTTGCTGCCTCTAGGCCGGCAGCCATTGCGGTGATGAGCTTCCTACGGCGCGAGAGGTCGATGACATCAGCAGTAAGCCGGCGAAGGTGAAGGCTAGTCGCCTCAAGTGCTTCAAGGTTGGCAATCTCAAGCGCAGATGGCTTTGCCTCGCCATCTAGGCCAGCAATGGCACGGTACAGCCCAGCCGAGTCAGGATGCGTACCTTCTGCCAAGCAGACCGACCCAGCACGCCACAGAGCATGGCAAACCGGATCGGAGAAGTGCTCGGCAAGTACGCCCTCGCCTGCTGCGTAGGACCAGCCAGCGGTGCCTGCGACCATGCAGGCCGAGATAAGGCGGCGCTCGGCCGTTTGATTTACGCCAGGCGTGCTCATAGGGCCAGCAGCTTAACACGCGGACCAGTTTGGTCTGCCTCGTTGCGGTTCCAGGTCTGCGGGTCGTCAGCGTAGCGGCCTTGATTGAACCAAGTCGCTGGATGCGGAATGAATCGCTTGTCGGTGTCGGACCAGCGTGACGTTGCGGCAGCGTAGTGCTTGACGCGCTCAAGCAGTTTTGATCCGTCGATCTGCTGTTGAGCTTTGGCAATCGCCTTCAATGCGGCCTCTCGGCCGACCTTGCGAGGATAGGCATCGTATATCGCGAGATCTTCAGATCGAGCAATATATTCCTTTCCTTTCCTTTCCTTTCCATTCCGTTGGGTTCCAGCTTGGGTTGAGCTTGGGTTGTGCTTGGCTCCATTGATGCGAGCAGCTTGGGCTTTAGCTTCGCTTGTGCTTCGCCCGCCTTTAGCTCCTCCGTCTCGCTTTACTTGCACTTGTTTTTGCTTATCAAGTGGATAGGCCCAGACCCAGAGCGCGTTTTCCTTCCATTGCAGCAGAGGAAAAGACGAGTCGATTTCCTGCTTTGTCACACCGCAGGTTTGCTGCCATTGGCGATCAGGCCATTGGTCAGCGTTGGCAATCACTCCGCTGTTCTCTTGGTCGATGGAGTATGCCAAGACACAGAGCCAGGTCGCGCGTGCAGTCGGATCAGAGCCGACGAACTCCGGCGCGCGGAGGGTTGAGGTTTCAAGGTTCAGCCACTTCATAAATCAAAAAGCCCGTCCACGCAGAGGGTGAGAAATTGGCTCACAACAAGCCGCTTTCCTCCACGCAGACGGGCAAAGTTGTAGGTTTGATCCATGGTTGTGATTAGGCTTTCTCACGGCCTATCTCTTGTTTTGCGCCCTATTTGCAGCGCGTCAACTTGCTTTTTTCGATGCCTGCTCGTATTCGGCCTGCTGCTCTAACAGCTGGGCGTTCTCGATCTGCAAGGATCGGTATGCCTTGAGTAGTTCATCCCGTTCATGGCGCAGCGCAATGTTAGCCAGCGTCTCATCGTAAACTTTGGCTTGTAGCTCCACGCGCTGCGTTTGTAGGTCAGCGATAATCATTTGATAGTGCGACGGGAAATCGTTTTTGATCATGCTCATAGTGCGTTGGCGTATCCTTGATCGCTGATGATGTTAATGGAGGAAGTCGGGATGACGATAAGCGGCTCAGTGTCGCTCCGGCTTTTAGGTCCACGAGGCTTGCAGCCACCAATCTTGTGCTTGCTTGCGTCGATATCGACCCAGTTGATGAAACCTAGTTTGTCGGACCATTGCGAGACGTAGACGGCCGGAGTGTTCATCCCGTGCTGGCATAGGCCCAGCGCGTGCCACTTGCGCAAGTTCAAGAAGACCGAGTCGTAGTCGCCAAAAGCGCAGCGATGAATCTTCAGTTCGCCTACTCCGACAATGCGCTCATGACGAACAAAGAACCAATCAATGGCCGCCAGCTTGCCCATCGGTCGACACTCACAGGCCCAGTGCGCCTCTAGGATCTTAGCCACCGCTGCCTCATTAGCTTCGTCTTCGTTAGTGCGAAAGATGAGCGAGCCGTCAATGAACCTTTGCGCTTCGCGGCCGTAGAAATCGTTCACGGTTTTGCCTGTTTTCGCAGCGCGGTGATCTCAATCGTCAACCGATCATTCGCGTCTCCAAGGGCTTCGACTGTCCCGCGTAGCAGAGCAGCCGTCTTCTGCGCCTTCTCTAGCTCAAACTCCAGCCCGCGCACTGTGGCGGCCAGGTTCTCTTCGCTGTGCCGCAGCGCGGCGTTCTCGCGTTCGAGCTCGTCGTATTTTTCGAGCAGATCCACGGCCTCGTCGAGTGCCGCACCGATTTTCGCGGGAGTGTGGGACGACGGAATCTCGTCGCACCCTCCGCGTCGCCAAAAGTTGTACACGGCCAAAAACAGGGAGAGCTTTTGGGTGTTACTCACGTCGCACCTCCTTCCCTGCGACCCTCGGCCTGAATGGCGTGCTCAAGAATGAGCAGCGCATCACAGTTCGCCAGCGTGACGCCGTGCTGCGGATAGAGCCGCTTTGCCACGTCACGCAACGCGCGCTTGCGCTCTGGTCCCTTCAGTGTCGAACCAAGGCCAATGGTCTTCTGCCATGTCTGCGGCCTGACGAGCACAGTTCGGATCTTTAGAGTCTCTAGGATGCCAAGCCACCGCCCGTAGTTCTGGCCGAACTTAAACATCGCAGAGCCAGGCTGCGGCTTGCCGATGAAACCGCCGACCTGCTCAATGTAGGCAACGGCGTGGCCAGTCATGTCGCGCAGCCCGTAAATCAGTTCAGATTGAGAGGCGAGGCCCATCGTTGACTTGGTCCCAATATGATCGTGGCGTAGGCCATTTCGCCACGCCACAGCGCCGGATGCGCCAGGGTCGATTGCAATGATCGTAGGCATTAGAAGTCGATTTTATCTTCCGTTTCCTCGCGACCAATTGCCGGGATCGTTACTGTTTTGCCGACCGCAGGCTGTGACGGCCGAGCAGGCGCGCCGTCCTTGCGCTCGACGACACCGCGAATGTATTTGCCGGAGCCGTTCTTGGCCTCGGCAAGCCAGCCACTCAGCTTGTAGTCGACGCCATTGATGCGGACCTCGCCGCGGTAGTCTGGCCGCTTCTCGTTGCCACCCTTGTCGTTCTTGAAAAGGCGAAACTTGAGTTCGTTATCGTATTGTTGGTTCATGCTTGGATCTCCTTGATTCGAATTCCACCGACCGCGCGGCCGCCGAAGCGGACCTCTGGATCGTGGTAAAGAAAGATGGTATGGCCTCGCCATGCCTGAGTGTTAGCGCCGAACATTCGGACCAACGCGCGACGGTTGGCCGAGGTGCGCAAGACTAACTGCTTGGCCTTGCCCTTGAACTTCAGCGCTGGCACGTTGCGTTCCTTGCGCCCCTTATCGAAGGCAACCTCGTCATAGAGCAGCACGTCCTCAATCTCGGCCGGCACGTCGCCAAGGCCGACCAGATCTTCGCTCGCTAGCCAAGGTGAGGTGCGGAGCATACCAGACAAGCCGGTAAAAACCTTTGCGTTGCTCGGTGTCGTTGTGTCGTCGGTGGTCATAACGGATATTTTCTCATGGTTTCATCAGTTACTCTTCGAAGTGAAATTGGCTTCGTGTCCATCCTAACGGCAAAGTGTTCGTGCGCTGCTTGCAGCCAGTCCAAACGCTTCTTGTCCCCCTGAAGCACCAACACTTCTTTTTCCAACTGCTTGATGCGTTTGAGATATCGCGCTGCATTGGTGCGTGATGTCGTGCTCATGTCCTACCCCCTTTCCGCTTTAAGCGCTCAGATAGCATGGCGTCGGCGTGTCTATATGCCCATATTGCAAGACTATCGGGCGGGTCGATGGTATTCATCATGCCCATCAACGCTGCGGCGGCGAAATAGTCTCGCAACGTCATGCCATCGCTTCCTGTAGCCATGCAGCTTTTGCCATTAGAATTTGTGAAGTGAAACGCCTGAATCGGAAACGCCGGCCCTCCGTCTGATGGTGTTCTCATGCGCCACCTCCTTTCGTCATGCCAGTCAGTTGTTCGGTGTCACCATAAACCCACTTCGGCAGATCAATCATGCCCATGAGTCCAACATCTTTGTCGTGGTAGTCAGGCCAGCGTCCAGTTGACTTGCAGTCGGCCAGCTTCTCAAGGAGGTCGTCAATCTCGGTATCGCCCAAGTCGATTGCCTCAGTCGCCAGCTTCCAGACGTTCACGCGCGGGATTCGATCGGCTTCAATTGCGACGAACCAGAACTCAACCCGCACGTTCTTGGGGATGAACTGGGCTATCAAGCGCCGATACCATGCAGCCTGCCGATGGTAACCGCGCTGAAAGATTGTCTTGCTGAAAGCAGAAAGCCTCGCGTCCTGCGTGGTCTTTACGTCGATGACCTGCACGCGATCGCCTCGAAAGTTCACCGCGTCCATGCGACCTTTGCCCCAAGCTGCGCCGGTGTGAGATGCGCCAAAAACGGATAGCTCCTTGTATGCTCCCTTCAGCAGATGCGCGACGGTCTCGTGAGCAAGTGCGTGCCGAACACTAGACTCAAGCGCGTCTGCCTCATCAGCCGAGAAGATCGTCTCGCCAGCGTGGCGAGCCATCCAATCCTTGCACTCCTTGGCAGCGCCGTGCCACGGCTTCTCGTCAGGACCGTAGGTCTCAGGCTTGATGACGTAGCGAGTCTGACCTTCGAGCAGCAGCGAGTGCAGCGCGCGCCCGAACGACATCGCGGAGGAGTCCTGCCGCTCGACGTGCTTAAAGAGCGCAGGTGACTCGGCGAAGCGGTTCAAGTCAGACTGCGTCAGCCCAGGTGCTGCACGGTAGGCGTCATCAGTCATGCCGGCGACGGCGCAGGATGTGTGCGGTCGCCACGCGCTCGGCGTTGTGAGCATCATCACAGCGCACCGCCTTCCAGCGCCTCGGCCTGCGCAACAAGCTTTGCGGCACGCTGGCGCAGCTCCTCGGATGAGCGCGTCGCAAGGTGGTCGATGGCTTCGGCTGGCGTTTCGCAGTAAGTGCTGGCGAGATGCTGATTGCCTACAGCGATACCAACGCCGAAGAAGACCTTGTTGTCTCCCCAGTATGCAACGGTGACCGAGTGATGACTCGCACCGGGAAACGCGCTCTTTAGCTTACTCATAACCGGAGACAGGAGAACGCGAGCCTGCTCTGCGGTTGTTGTGTTGTTGTGTTCCATGACCGAAAGTTTGATTCGTGCTAATCGGTATCCGGCACGCTGCCGCGCGGCTCGGAGGAGGTCGTCGCAGCGTTCGGGAGTGAGCGTCGCAAAATGCGCTGGCGCTCCTGACGGTTGGTACGATGCGTCCATGTGGATGCGTAATGAAGGCCGACTCGCTTAGCTAGTTCGCGCGTAGTCCATCCTTCGGCGTCGGCCAGATCAAACAGCGCCTCCTGCTCCGGAGTCAGTGCGATCTTTGAGCGGTGGGAGGCGATTGGCTTTGTGTGGTCCCCATTGACCTTGACCGCGTTGCGCTTGATGAGTTTGCGCATCTCCGCCCTTTCCCTCTCGGCTAGTGCTTCCTTCTTCTTCCAGGTCTCGGCGGCGCGTTCCATAAAGCGTAGGCAGGACGCGACTTCTTGGGCGGAGGGCATCGAGATTTACTGGGTCGACAATTTGAGAGAGCTTGCGCCAGCGATACACGCGATAGATTCGCCGTGCGCGGAAGAGGACGTGAACAGATGCGGCCAGACTGACCGCGCCGATAATGACAGAGCAGATGAGTGCAGCATTCACCGTTTCTCCAGTGCGGTGCGTATGGCCTCGCGGACCACATCGGACACGCTTAGTTGCCGCTCGGCCGCCATGGCTTGCAGCTGCTTCAGTTGCTTGGTCGTGATGACCAGTGAGATTTTAGACTGAGGGAGCATTGCGGGAGATGATCTGCTCAAGGAAGGTTGCCGGCTGAATGCCGCGGACCGCGGCTGCCCAGCGGATACGTTCGATTAGGCGTGGCTCGATGCGCCAGGGAATCATGACCTTAGCTCCAGCCGGCGATGGCTTGCGACCTGCGCCAGTACGAGTGCCGCCTCTCATTGCATGGCCCTCCGCACGCGCTGGGCGTAGGCTTTGGTCTGCGGCTTAAAAGCACCCCTCGGGCCTCCGTTCCACGTTCTGGCCAAGACTTCCGTGTTACCAGCAGCATAGGCTGCCGGAACATAGCGCTTGAAATACGCTTCTGCCACGCGGCGACTATAGGCCAAATCGTCGACCTGCTCGTACCTACCAGCGACACGAGAGTCGATCCATACCGCCTTCATAATTTGCAGCGGTCCGCGGCTGCGGCCCTGATCGCCGAGGATCAGGCCAGTGCGACGGCCGCTACTTTCGACCTGATGCAGCGCGCGCCAGAACGACTCGGGCGGTGCTGCGTAGACTGAGCTGGTCAGAAGCGCGATGATGAGTAGTGAGCGCATGGTCTTAGGCAGAGATGCACTTGCTGGGGTTGGCGTAGTATTTCTGGCCCACGCCACCTTGACCATTAAAGTCGATGATCTCGACCAGCAATCCTAGCTCGGAATCAATTGCCACGACCTTAACTATCGCACCAAAGTTTCTAAGCACCTGACCAACATTGAAGGAGGAAGAGGATGTGGAGGGGAGGTTCATGAGCAAAAGAAAGACAGACTCACGCTAGCAGCGCAAGCAGATTCTTTCGGATTTTATCCGAATATTGCAGCAAGCCAGAGATCAACGACTTGCGCGATTAATCGACTGCGCACGGATCTTTCTGCCGCTCGCCGGACTCTAGCTCAAGATCGCTGCGGACCTCCTCGCAGCCGGACGGATCAGCCACGAGATAGTCAATGGTGGCCGCTCGATAAACGTGGCCTACAACGACGTAACCGCAGGACGGGTCAATGCGTGACCGCACCAGTTCACCAAGCGCAAACTGTGGCGGCCGGTCCATCAGATCGGCCGGTACCAGACGCGGCGCGTCATTCTTTTGCCGAGCTTCACTACGCCGACGAATTTCTCAATTTTCTTCTTGGCGACCATCTCACTCACAAGCGAGTAGGCGCGATCCGTGCCGATCTTTAACTTTGCTGCCAGTTCAACAACAGTGACCCAGCCGACGCCCACAGGTCGCCGCTCGTTCTTGTAAAGCGCCTCCTTGAGTAGTCCGACCCATTTGTCGTCAGTACTTGTGGATTCCTTGCGCGGCATAGAATGATCCTCCGATTTTTTTACTCTGGAATAGCTGATAGGTTCCGTCGTCGAACAGCACGCCGTAGCACCAGGCGTTGTCGTGGCGCAGCTTGGAAACCATGTGCGCGTTGTAGCTCATGTCGATCTTGCAGCAGCAGCCAATCCCGCGCGCCTCGGCTGGCCCTTCGATGCTCTCGACTGGCGCTGAGTCGGTCGCGTGGACGTGTCCGAACAGACAGTTGCCATACGCTATGGCGTGACGGCGAGCAGCACCGAGGCCGGCGAAGTAGCCATGGACGACGCGGAGGTGACCTAGCCGCAGCACGCCCAGTCGTGAATCGTAAGGCAGCATCCTGCCCTTGGCTGCGTGAATGACGCGAGCGATGCGCTTCACGCCCTCGCGTGCGTAGTCTGCTGCAAGGCCGCTGGCACTATCGGCCAAGCGGTAGAGTCTTTCGTCGTGGTTGCCTCTCAAGAAGTGGTTCTCTGCACCACCGTCGAAGTAGGCGCGGATCCACTCGACGCCGGCCGTCCAGTCATCCTCCAGGCTGTGCATCTTCTCCTCGTCAGATGCTCCCTTGCGGAGATTGCGAAAGTCCCAGCAGTCGCCGGCGTGAATGCGGATCTCTGGCCGGAAGTCTTTGATGAACGCCAGCAGAGCACGCTGCGTCACCTCGTCGAACTGGTCGCCGTGGTTGTCTGCTGCCACCACGAAGCGACGTCCTCTAGACATCCTCAGCCTGCGCTAGGTCAGGCAGCGTGATGCCGTTCAGAACCTTGACGCATCGCGGCTCGTTCTTGGCGATGGCGTACATCTGTGCGAGCAGTCGGTCATTGGCACCGTTCAGCGCCGAGTTGCTCAAGTACTGCGCGAAGACATCGTCGCGCACGTTCAGCTGTGCTACCAGTCCGAGCGGATAGGCCGGAGCAGTAGCAGCCTGCGCAGCGTTGAGATACAGCGCGAGGTAACCCAGTGCGCTGCCGAGGTTGCGGTCCCACTCGACGCTGGTCAGTCGGAGGTAGTTGCCGGTCGCGCCGTTCGGGAGAGTGATGGAAAGTTTCAGTGCCATAGGTTATGGAACAAGGCCGTGGTGCTGGAGTGCGGAGATGACTTCGTTGAGCGTCGCTGGAGTGGTCGCGTAGCGAGTGGATACTACCTTAGACGACTGGACGTAAAGATCGCCTGTCGCATTATCGACACGGAACTGCTGAGTGCTCGTGCTATCGAAGACGCGGAGGTTGACCGCGTAAACGTCGACAGCCGTCGTTTCGTTGGCCTCAAGGCCGCGATACTGCGTGCCCGATACCGTGATCGGCACCTTGACCTTTGTCGCCGTAATCGAGACGGCGTTCATGGTTACGCTGGCAACGGTGCCACCAGTTACGTCGACGGCATCGCTGTCCTGCGCTGAAAGCGTGCCGGTGCCGTAGACTGCGGAGCCGTTAGCATTTCCAAGCGAGACCCAAGAGCTTGCAATGCCAGCGCGATTTACTGCGCGAATGCGGACATATCCAGGCGGAAGCAGCGAGTTATACAGGAAAAACTCGGTCTCTCGCGTTTGGTAAACAGTAGGCGATCCACTGCCGCTGAACCATGCGAAATCCGTTGCTGAATCGCTATCGGTCGTCGTCGCCTTGATCTCGTAGTAGGCAAAGTCCCGCTCGGTGTTTGGCGACCACTTGGCGCGAGTGCCGAAGTAGAATATCTTGGTATTGGCGATGTAAACTGGAATAACGCCATCCTTCGAAAGCGATCCTCCAGAAGGAGCGGCAGGTGCAGACGTTGAAGCGGTCGCGAGATACGGCGAGAACGCAGCCGTCACGACGTTGCTCGGAATGTTCGTGAACGACCATGCCTGCGATGCGATGTCGTAGGTGACGCCAGGCGTGAGGTCATCGAGGACCGCGGAGATAGCGCCAGAGTTTCCTAACTGGCCGGCGATCTCGTAGCCAGTCGCAGCGCCTTGCTTGCGGTAGAGGATGTTCTGGATGCGAGCGCCGGACGGCAGAGCGGCAACGGTCACGGTGACGAGAACGCGAGCGCCGCCATCACTGGCGAGGTAAATCGTGTCGCTGATCTTTGTGAGCGCGGTCGGATCTGAGGGCGCCGTGGAGTCAATCGAACCAGACGTGACGACAACCGGCGTGGCGTTAACCGAGGACGAGAAGGCCGAATAGTTCTCGGTCGCGTCAATCGCATTGACCCAGTAATAGTACGTCGTTGCAAAGTTGACCGTGGTGTCGACAAAGCGGTCAGCGCCGACCTCGGCAATCTTGTTCGTGGCAGTCGTTCCCGGCGTCACTCCGGTCGTGTTGCGGTACACGCCGTACTCAAAAATGTCGTTGGCCGTGACTGCCGTCCACGAAAGGGAGACCGCTCGGCCCGTACCCACCGCGGCATTGAGGCCGGTTGGTGCATTAGGCGCGATAGTGTCGCTCGGTGCTGTCCGAGTTAACGCGGTCGAAACTGTGGAGAAGATGCCGGCGGTGTTCACTGCACGACACGCGAACTCGTAACTGATTCCCGGCACCAAGTCGTCGACTTCAAACGCCGTGGCCGTGGCAGAATCAACTTGGCCCTCGGTCTTGTAGCCACTGGTTCCGCTGATGCGGCTCAAGATGTCCAGCGCGATGCCACCAGTCGGAAGGCCGGGAACCGTAATCGAGATTGCGGCGCTTGTCGTGCCGTCGCTGGACTCGTAGACGCGCTCGCTGATGAAGGTCGGCGCGCTCGGCGTGTTAGGCGGCGTCAGGTCAGGCGACGACGTTATCGCCTGCGGCGTGGCTTGCGCGCGGTTAGAGAAGTCGGACACATTCTCCAGCCGGTCATAAGCGTTTACCCAGTAGTAGTACGTCGTACCAACGCTGACCTCGGCATCGAAGAACCGCGAGCTGCGCGCCTCGGCAATCTTGCTGAACGTAGCACTGGCCGGCGTGACGCCGGTCGTGTTCCGATAGATGCCGTACTCCGAGAAGTCGGGCGCAGTTACGTCGTCCCAGTCTAGGCTTATCGCCTTGCCGCTGCCGATGTTGGCCGTGAGGCTGGTCGGCACTGAGGGAGCAGTCGTGTCGGGCGCAACGGTGACGCTGCCTGTCGTGTAGCTGGACGAAACCTTGAAGTATGACTCGCTGTAAAGGCGGACGTTGTAGGCCGTGCCAATGCGAACGTCGCTAGAAATAAACTCCAGCGTCTGGTCTCCAGGCACGCGCGCCCACTGCAAGTAAGTCGTTGCGGTGCTTTCCTTGTACTCAATGCCAACGAAGCCGCCCGACTGCACGAACTCCTCAGACGGTGCAGACCACGAAACTTGAATGCGCGGTAACGCCGTACCATCTGCTTGGTACTGCTGAGTCGTGCCATCAGCAACCAGCGTGAGGTTGGTCGGCGCGGTGATGCTGAAAGGATTCGGCAGCGTCGTGTTCGGTGCCTGCGTCACCGCGATCTCGTCCGAGACGGTATAGCTGTAAACAGTCGAATCCATTTCGCGCAGCGTCATGTCGACCGCCAGCTGTGGCGGCTGACCATCAGCAACGAAGGTCCACTCCATTACTTCGAAAACCTTGTTCGTCCAACCAAGCTTTGCGTTGGAGATCATCACGGTTTCACCGGCGCGCAACTGCATCGCCTCAAGTCGGAAGCGAGCGGTTAGGATGATCTCTTGGCGCGCGCGCCGTAGTTCAATAACCGCAAGTCGCTGCGCGCACGACGGCGAGATCGTAAACGGCAGCGAAACGTCGCGCGTGTACTTGATTCCGTTGTCCTCGCTGACGTAGGTCGTCGACGTGATGACCGGGAAGTCGGCCGGCTGCCACTGGTTCTCGGACGAAAGGTAAACGCCCTTGACCGTGTTGACTCGATCTCGCGCGCTCGTGCGAGTAGTCACTGACATCGGCCCGACGAAGTGCTTCTCGTTTAGGCTGATCGTCGGAATCTGATACGTCGCAGCGTACATCACCACCTTGCCGGATGAGTACGCAAGGAGTCCGCCCATCGCAGAGAGCAGCTTAGCAATCGCGGCATCCGGTGCCTCGCTGGTCGTAATGCTGCCGTGCGCTTCGTAGCGGTTCTCGTAGGTAGCCGGAGACAGTGGCAGAATCTGCACCTGCTCGTCGCAGACATTGGCTGCTACGTTGC